TATTATACGGCAGGACACAGGGCACACCCAGGATATAAGTATCCCCACCTCCCCCCTCGGGACCGAGCTCGGTCCCAGACATGACACAACCGACCAATAGCGAAAATGCCTCGCGCCACACGGACCTCGGATCGCTTAGGCCGCGGACGAAGGAGATCCACCCGAAGGTCATCCCGGCGCTCCGTCGCGAAGAGGCCACCTTATCGCAAATATTTGCGCAAAATGAGCAAGCGCAGGATCCTCAACATCACGTCGACGAAAAAGAAAGACACGATGACAGGATACACGAACAGCACCCCGGCCAACCAGACGGGCGGGACAGTGTATAGCACTGACCCTGCGATCGTTACTGGCGGCCTCAACGCGAATCAATGCAACGCGTTTTTGTGGTGCGCCACAGCCCGCACCAATCAGGTCATCAACCCCACCCAAAACACGCTAGTCCCAGGCAACAAGTTCTACACCGCTTGCCGCACGGACTCCAACCCATACATGGTCGGCTTGTCGGAGAAGATCGAAATCCAATGCAACAGCGGCATGCCATGGCAATGGCGACGGATATGCTGGACGCAGAAAGGGGGCCAAGGACTCCCTGCGAACTCTACCAGCTTCAACCTTTCGCAGCAGAATGCAATTACGGGATGGAATCGCGTCATGAATCAGGTTGCGGGAAATCCCGGCACGGGTGACCAATACAATCTCTTTCATCACATTTTTAGAGGCCAAGTGGGCAGTGATTGGGTGGACGTCATGACCGCCCCACTGGACCCACAACATATCACCGTCAAATATGACAAGGTGGTAACACTAGCGAGTGGCAACGAGGAAGGGTTCATCCGTGCTTACCGCAGGTGGCACCCAATGAAGAAGACCCTGTCTTACGCAGACGAGGAATACGGGAACGTAGAGAATGCGGATGCCTTCAGTCAAGTTGGCAAGAAAGGAATGGGCGACTACTATGTGCTTGATTTGTTTAGGGCGCGACAGGGCGCACAGACAAATGACTCAATTTCGATTAGACCGTGCGCTACTCTGTATTGGCACGAAAAATAGGACTAGACACCTCCACAAAATAACAATTGTGCTCCAACCACGACACGTCACTCGCATCCATGCCGAGACGTGGATCATCATTTGAAATCCAAATGCTTGGTTTACCCCATTTGACTAGCTTCGGCTCACGGTAGAGTTCCTTGACAGTGACGTAAGCTTGTGCACCTAACCACTCTTTGAACGCGGGGAAGAACTTGATTCCCCCACGTATATCGTCAAATATAGCATACTTGACGTCATCGTTCGAAGCTTTCTTTAGCTCCTCTCCGGAAACCATTCCGACGGTGTACAGATGAGTACCGAGGGATCTAGCCCACAGGGTTTTCCCGGTTCTCGAATCTCCGTACAGCACCAGAGACATACATCTACCTGGCTTAGTCAGCATGAGTCGGACAAAAACCCCCTAGCATATCTATGACAGGGCGGCCTCGAGGCCCGACCCCGTGGGGGGGGGGCCCTCATGAGGGAGGGTACCGGCCCAAGGCCGGTGGGACCCCCCGATATGCCCCCCAGGGGGAGGTAGCCGACGGCCAAGACTCACCTACGAGTGGTTGTCCAGAGCGTATGTGAGATTGCTCGCACCACGCATCTCGACCATCAACATCTCCACCAATAAACGAGATTCCTCCTGGTGACTCATACACGGGAGGAACTGATGCAAACCGCCAATCGGCGTATTTGGCCAATTGCCCGTAATTGCAAGCAGCAGCCTTGGGATCCAGGTGATGAACCAGTTCCCAAAAATGGTCTCGATCGCGCGCATTCGTGATTTCAGCCCATTGATCCCAATCCTTCTTAACTCGTTCTGAGCGAGGCTGCTCGGGTCGTTCGAGCCCCCCGCATATGACGTCACCATCCTTGATCGCATAGTCGTAACCTCTCCATGGAGTTCCCCAAGAAGGCTCGATGTTTGGGTGACGACCGTCGACATCAAAGATATCAGTTCGTCGGCTTCGGAACTTCCGTCCGAAATCGATGAAGCAATGGAGATGAACACCTCCATCCTGGTGAATTTCTCGGGCGATGATGCACTCAGCTCCCAATCCAGAAAAGTGGTCCATAACCCGGAATCCATCGAGGGCATCGCACTGGGCATACGTAATCAAAGCGTATCGTGCGTTGAAGTAGAATGGCATCTGTGTCCAAGTGTCCTGCCGTGAAAACTAA